CTGCTTTCAAAAGCCTGCAGATTTCCGGCGCATAATCCATGTCCGTCACCCGGAGCGCCAGCATGGCATCACTCAGCATGTTTCCCCCTCATTTCTCAGGAATTGACCTTTTGCCCTTCTTCCGCTGTTCCTCTATTCTGAATCTCTTCCGGTTCCCCGGTTTTGAATCGTCCCGGTCTCCCGTCTCTGAATCGTCTCCGGTCTCCCGGTTCAGAATCGTCCGGAAAACCCGGCAGGGTAAGGAGCGAACCCCTGCCGGGCTGGCGGTATGTTACAAGGCTCTCGCCTTAGTAACCTCTGATAGGCTGTTATCCGCTCAGGCCGTCCTAACATCCGGCCGGTGTGATCCGGCTCAGGCCGTCCTAACATCCGGCCTGTGTGATCCGGCTCAGGCCGTCCTAACATCCGGCCGGTGTGATCTGGCTCAGGCCTTGATAACAGTGATGGAGTATTCGGCGCTCTCTGCGCCTCTGGTCACTCTAATCGTGACCATGTTTTTCGCCCGCTTCCCACGTCAGGGAATGTTAAGACGCAGTGACCGTGACTGCGTAGGTCGTAGCGACCTCGCCTTCGTAGCCGTTCTCAACCTTAACGGTCAGGGCGTTCTCGCCTTCCGTCCAGGTGATCTCGTATTTGCCGTCGTCTCCGGCGCTAATGGCGGTGTCGCCCAGCTTCACGGTGATGGTGGCGTTCGGATCCGTGGCGGTGACGGACAGTTTGTCCTTCGCGTTGGTGGTCGCGGCTTCGTAGCTTGTGGTATCGCTGTCGAACGCCGGATCCAGTTCCAGCTCACCCAGCGTCATGGCGCTCAGGCTGCTCGGATAAAGGTCTTCCAGGATTTCAGCGATGATGTTTGCCTTTGTAGTCTGATGCAAGGTCAGCCCATTTTCGGCGGCGAGTTCCTTGAGCTGGGCCAGTGTCAAGGCGGTGAGTTCAGCCTCGGACAGGATGTCGTCGTCCGGGTTGTTGTCAGCCGCGCCGCCGATTACTGAAAAGTTACTTTCACAAAGGACTTCGGATTTTCCAGTCCGGCATCAAACAGGCTGTAGCCCGCGATGATGTCTTCGAAGGTCTTTGGATCCATCGCCCGGTTGATGAACAGGGCTTCGAAGTCGTTCGCCAGCAGCTTTCCGGGAATGCCCGCGTACATGACCTTGTCGGCCAGATTGTCATCCAGCTTCACGGTCATGCCGTAGATCACGCCCTGGGTGACCGGGTCAGCCTGCGGGCTGGGGATGAACGCCTTGTTTCCGGCTCCGTCGTTGATGCCCGCGAGGATGTTCCAGATGGTATAGGCGTTCGCGTACACGACCTTGCGGCCCTGGCCCTTGATCTTCGCCAGGTATGCGCGGATGTTCGCGTCGGTGGCTTCCACGCCGGTTCCGATGTTGCCGCTGTCGATGCCGTAGGTGCCATCGTTCAGCTGGGAGAGGATCCTGGTTTCCTTCGCCACGCCGATGCGTTCCGCGATGTGCTTGACGATCCAGTCCTCAAACGCGCCGATGCTCTGCCACTTCATCTTGCGGCTGATCACCAGGTGCTTCTTGATTTCCACGCCGGAGAGCGGCAGGTAATCGAAGGTGTCCTGCTCGTCCGCGTTGGCCACGCCTTCATTGGTCGCGGCGGCATCGCCCGCGTCGATGCTCTTGTGGCGCGGAATCTGGAAGCCACTGGTCATGGCGCTTTTCTCCGCATCGTTGTACATCGGGTAGTCGCTCTCGACCAGCTCGACGATCCGGTTCATGATCTCCGTCGGCACCACGGCGGACGTGTTCGCGGTGGTGAAGGTGAAGGCGCGGTTTTCCGCTTCCGTCAGCTCACCGAACAGCGGCACACCGTCCCGCACGGCCAGCTTTTTCAGCCAGGCTCTCCGGTATTCCGTACTGTCCGCGTTCAGTTCCCGCTGCTCCTGCTGCGCGTTCGGCGCGGATCCCAGCAGGTTGGTGCCCACGGTGCCGCTGGCCACGGCATCCCGGCGCAGCGCATCCCGCGCGGCCTGCGCCCGGCGCTCCGCCAGCTCTTCGTCGATGGCGGTGCGCTCCTCCGCCAGCTGCTCCAGCTCCTCGGTGCTCCGGTTCTCCGGATTTTCGCCGATCTTCCGCAGCTCGCCCTGGCGGGCCTGCAGCTCCGCCACAGTCATTTTCTTCAGCTTTTCCTTCATGGTTCTGTTCCTCCTCATTTTTTCAGGGTTGCGAGCGCCGCGTTTCTGCGCTCGCTGTTCTTCCTGGCGTTCCTGACTTGCTGCAGTTCGGTTTTCAGTGCGCTCTCCAGCGGATCCTCATCGCTCTCCAGCGTAGGATCTTTTCCCGCGGCCTGCAGTTTCGTCTGATCGTATGCAGGGAAGGCGACGGCGGAAACCTCAAACACCTTTGCAATGTGCATGATCCGGCGCAGCGGGTTGTCGCTGTCTTCGTCCTCCCACATACTTTTATCCACCGTGAACATGAACGACATTCCGGTGATGTCGCCGCGTTTCACGGCTGAATACAGTTTTTTCGCGTCCAGGTTATTCTCCGTGTCCAGATCGACGCGGATCTCCAGCCCGTTTTCGACGCGCTTCAGCTGCATGGTGCTGTTTTCGTTGTTGTTCCGGCTCCTGGCCAGCGGCACCATGCTGGTATTGTGTCCGATCAGGAACGGCACATCGGTCAGGTCGGTTTCTTCATCCACGGCTCCGGCATCGATCACCTCGCGCCGCCATCCGTACTGGATCACCTGCCCATAAACGATCGGAAGCCCGACCAGGTGCGTCCCGTGCTGTTCGTTTTCTTCCGCCCGTATTTCGAAACGGATCTGGCGAATTTCCCGGTTATTCTTCGGCATCTTTGTTCTCCTCCGTCTTCTTCTGATCCGGTCGTCCTTCGTCGACCATGTAATATTCTCCCCGGATCGGTGCATGCTGTCCGGCCCCGTTCGGCAGCGGCGCGTAGTTGAACAGGTCGCGTATCTCATCGATCAGCAGCGCCCCGCGGTCACCCAGCTGCTGACTCATCGCCACTTTGTCCTGGACTGACATGTACTGCAGCCGGTTCGACGCCAGCAGCGCATGATTTCCAATGGCCTGTTCCCGGTCGCTGAAGATCATGCCTGAAAGCCCGTCGCTCATCTTGATGGCGAAGGGTTCGATCTCTCCGTCGTAGAAGCTGGCCAGTTCGTCCGGCTTCGCCGTGTTCATGATCACCGCTTCGCTGACTCCGAAGTACCGGAAAACATTCTTTTCGATCAGCTCCTGCTGATCCTTGTCTACCAGGTTCTTCGCCGCTTCCAGCTGCTTCACGTTTGTTACGTTGTTGTTGAACAGCAGCAGCCCTCCGCCGCTTTCCTGAAAGTTCAGCTTGTCGAACCTCTTCCGCTCCTTCGCCAGATCTTCGTCGAACATGTAGTTCGTCACCTGGGCCATGAAACGATAGGTCGCCGCGTTCTTCACGCCCTCCGTGATCGCCTGTTCGAAGGTGTTGATCATCTCCATGGTCGTTCCCAGTGGTGCGTTTCCGTCTCCGAAAAAGTCGTTCTTCAGCTGATGTTTCCGGATGATGCAGCACCGATCCAGCTCCATGGCCTGCCGTTTTCCTCCGGCCAGCTGGAAGACCAGGTACACCGTTCCGGTTCTCTCCCGGATCTCGCATCCGCTTGGATACACCGGCCAGAAGCCCTTTTGCTGTCCGTATTCGTCCAGCACCGGCACAATGATCAAGTTCGTCTCGACCTCGTAGATGGCGTTGCATCGCTCCAGAAAGTCCGGCCAGGTGGAGAACGGGTTCGGGCGGATCTTCACCGCGTTGTATAGCTCCCGCTTTGCCGATCCGCGCATATCGAAGCGCAGCTTCATGATGTGCCGCCCCTTCGCGTAGATGGCTTCCCGCACCAGGGCGCTTTCGTAAAGCTGCCCGCTCCAGCTGGTAAACACCGGCGCGTAGGCCGTGAACGTCTCCATCGTCGTCAGCGGCTGCCCGTTCGTCGGCTGCGGCTGCCCGTTCGTCGGCTGCGGCTTCCGCTTCCCGAAGATCTTCTCAATCAGTCCCATCCGTTTCCCCTCGCAGTCTCGCGAGCCTTCGCTCTCGCAGTCTCGGTTCTATTATCAGGTTTCCAGCTTCATCCCGTGCGGCGCATTCCTGCTTTGTGGTCGCCCGGCATACGCTCCCGCCGAATCCTCCGCGCTGAAAGCACATCATTTTCCGGCACTCCGAGTTTTTGCCCGGGTCGCATCGGTACAGCGTTTTCTCTTCGCT